AAGTTAGCGAAATTCCAAAATAAGAATAAAGTATGGCAAGTTAATGGTGGTATAGTTCCACACTTATGTTTTAAAGGTAAGCGTAAGACAATATAAATAGTCGTAGGAGAGAACTATGGCATACGAAGTTTCAGAAATCTGTACAGCAGCAGCATTAATGTTTGATACAGATGAACTAAAAAAATTACAAACAGGATTTAATTCAGGCACACTTGATGTTAATGATTTAGCAGAAAAGCTAGAAGAAGCAAAATCATTAATGAAAATTGGTAAACCTAAAGCTAAAGTTGGGCAGGTTGTTTTTACAGATGGTTCAGCACAAAGTGGGTTTATGACACTACTTGATTCAGGAAATCCTAAATCTTTATTAAACTTTGCTATGGGTATATCAGCAGCGTTAGGTATTCGTAGTTATGTTAGAAAAAAAGGTGATATACAAGCAACTAAAAAAGTTTTTATGACTGGCTCTAAATGGCCAGCAGAAGTTTCAAAGTTTTCTTTACCGGAATCAGGAGGATATCAATATAATTCTGCTGATATATTGGTTGAAAATAATTCTCCCAAAGCTAAAGTAAAAAAATATTATGGTATTTCATTAAAGAAAAAACCAACAGCTAAATCTTTACCACCACCACTTATTAACAAAGCCTTTGATGAACTTATAGAAGGTGATGTAGAATTTAATAAGTTAATGGCAAAAGTTGATGAGTTTAAGTATAAGTTTTTTTCTGATAGATTAAAACAAGCAATTGCTAGTAAAATAATAAAACTAAAAGGGTTTTCATTACCAAATAATCCTAAAGAAATATTTAATATGAAAATTAAGCATCCCTTTAAAGGTGGTAACATAAGACTAATTGATTTGAAAGGTGAAGGTGTAATAAAAACAAACTTTGATATTAAAAAGCCAGCAGATAAATTGTTTATTGAAAAATTATTTGCAAAAAAGAAAGATGGTTCAGGAGATATACCAAATACACAATGGAAATTAAGAAAGTTTATGAACGAATCTTTATATGGTGGTTCTAAAAGTAAATATTGGCAAGGTGTATTAAAACTTATGAATCAATATGCTGAAAAATTTGCAGAAGCACTTATTGATGTTATTTTAAAACTTAATTTATTTAATAAATTAAAGAAAAAAGATATAGATGAAGCGGAGTTTGATTTTCAATTAACAACAGGTGTTGGTAATGTTACCAAGAAAGGTGATGTAACTGTATCTAATTCAATTAATTGGTCAGTTAATACTTTACTTTGTGGCTATCATAGAATTGAGAAACAGATGAAGGGTAAAAAATGGGAAATTGTTATGAGAGATGAAAGTCAAAAGGGTGATTCTATGGAAGAGGCCGCAAAAATTAAAATGTGGTTAAAGAGAGGTACTATAAAAATATTAGATTTAGAGTTAAGATATAAAGGTGCCTTCGGATCACAACCACAATTTACTGGTACTCTACATTCAGACTTTAAAAAATTATTAGAGAAAGAGTGTAGTTAAATAAAGTATAAATAGTTTATATGATTTGTTAATGGATATTTGAATAGATAGATTATACTAATGGAATAAATGAGGAACAATGTTTAGTTTTAAAGGTTTTACTACAAACGATAAGAATACACACCTAGAACACCTAGAGGATGATATAATCAATAGAGGTTCGGCTGGTGGAGTTAACGCAATTAACTTTCTAAAATCAGTAAGAGATATGCTCGCAGGTCACTCGGGAGCAAAAATCAATGCTACTGTTAAATGGGATGGTGCACCTGCTATTATATGTGGTGTCAATCCTGAAAATGGTAAATTCTTTGTTGGTACTAAATCAATATTCAATAAAACTCCTAAAATCAATTACACAACAGCAGACATAAGACAAAACCATTCTGGTGCTGTCGCTCAAAAACTATCAGTATGTCTTGCTCATCTATCCACTTTAAACATTAAACAAATTTTACAAGGTGATTTATTATTCACTAACGATACAAAATCAGCTTCAATTGATGGTGAAAAAATGATAACCTTTACACCAAATACAATCACATATGCAGTACAGGCAAGTAGCAATATTGGTAAGAAGATTGCTCGTGCTAAAATGGGTATAGTATTTCATACAATGTATACTGGTAAAGATATGAAAAGTTTGAACGCAAGTTTTGGTAATGTTAAAGGGTCAGGTAATTCAAGAGTATGGGTAGCAAGTGCTTCTTATAAAGACGACTCTGGTTCTATTACATTTACTAAATCAGAATTGAATACATTTAATGCTCAATTAAGAATGGCAGAAGGTTCTTTAGGTAGAGCAGAAAAGATATTAGATGAAATGACTAAACGTGCTACTGATCCTTTATCTGTAGGGTTCAGATTAAAATCCTTTTTCAATTATTACATTAGAAATAATAAAGGTAGTATGGCAAAGGTTAGAGTCTTGCAAGATATGTTTAGAGATTATTATGAGAACATTTTGAAGACAGAAATAGACCAAAGAAAAACTGATAAAGCAAAACAAAAATATAAAGATATATTAGCAAATGGATTAAAATTTATCAATCAGAATAAATCTTCTATGTATTTTGCAATAGCAAGTCACGTAACTTTAGGTACAGCAAAGAATACTTTGATACAAAAGATGAATCAAATTCAACAGATAGGACACTACATTAAAACTGGAACAGGTTATAGAGTAACAGCACCTGAAGGATATGTTGCAGTAGATAGAGTAGCGGGTGCAGTAAAAATAGTAGATAGATTAGAATTTAGTAGGGCAAACTTTACGTTGCCAAAAGGATGGAAATAAATGAAATTTAAAGAATTTTTATTACAAGAAGGACTATACGATCCAGGTATATTTAAAGCCTTCTTTATGGCGGGAGGACCTGGTTCAGGAAAAACCTTTATCGCTTCAAACACATTTACTGGAACTGGATTAAAATTTGTGAATTCAGATAGTGCATTTGAAAGAGGATTAAAACAAGCAGGTCTTTCAGACAAAATGCCTGACCAAGAAAAATATTTTAGAGATATTATAAGAGGTGGTGCAAAGCGTTTGACTAACAAACGATTAGATATGTATGTGTCAGGTAGATTAGGGTTAGTTATTGACGCAACTGGAAGAGATTATGGAAGAATTAATAGTGAGTACAATATGCTAAAGGCATTAGGTTATGATTGTCATATGATATTTGTTAACACAACATTATCTGTTGCGTTAGAAAGAAATTTAATAAGAAGTAGACAGATACCAGAGTATGTTGTTAAATCATCTTGGGAGAAAGTACAAACTAATATAGGTAAGTTTCAAAGATTATTTGGTCTACCAAATTTTCTAGTAGTAGATAACAATAGGTCAGATAAAGAATTGGTAACACAAACATTAGCACAATGTGATAGATTAGTTAGACGAACTATGAGAGAGCCAATTAAAAGTCATATTGCAAAAAGTTGGATTAGTAAAGAACAAATGTATAGAAAGAAATTAAATGAGAGTGTCATTGATACTCCTAGAACTACATATGCACCTGGAGTATTTGATGACTATGAAACTAAATCTCCAAAACTTAAACCTAGTGTGAGAGAAATAGTTGACAATCAACTTAAAGAATTTGGTAAAGAATACCCAATTATAAAAGTTGCTTTAGTAGGTTCAATTCTTACAAAGAGATATAGAGCTAACGCAGATTTAGATTTCAATGTATTGTTTGATGTACCTGTTGATAAACAAGAAGAAGAAAGATTAAGACTATCTCATAAGTATCTATCTGCTAAAAGTCCAGAAAAGATTAATGGTAAATTAATACCTGGTACACAACACCCTATTAATTATTATATCATTACTAATGCTATAATGCACCAAGACCAAGAGGATAAAGCAGACTCAGTATTTGATTATAGAGGTAATATGTTTGTTAAAAGACCACAAGATTATACATTTGATATGAACTTATATCTATCAGCATATCAAAGAAAGGTACAAGGGATAGATGTAGTTAAAGGAGAATTGAAAAGAGATATCATTGACTATGATGAACTAAAGGATTTACAACCAAATGATATTTTAAATTTGCAAGATAAGATTAATGATAAGTTAGAAGAGATTGAAAGAGATATAAAAGATGTTGTTGATATTGGAGATGATGTATTTACTGGTAGACGATTGGCGTTTGATAATGATATGTCACCAGAACAAATCAAAACGTTCAGTATTAAAAATAGATTACCTAAAAATGTAGTCTATAAGATGTTAGAGAAGTATCACTATTTAAAATTCTATAAGAAATGTAAAGAGATATTAGATGATGGCAAGGTAACAGACGCAGAAATAGATAGTTTAAAATCAGAAGCAGTTGCTAGTAAGTCTATTGCAATTACATTTGGAAGATTTAATCCACCTACAATAGGTCACGAAAAACTTATTAATAAAGTTGCAAGAGCAGATAGAAATTATAAAATCTATATCAGTAGGTCAGAAGATAGTAAAAAGAATCCATTATCTGCTAGAGAGAAATTATCTTGGATGAAAAAAATGTTTCCACAATATGCTAGAAACATTGAAATCAATACAACAAATATGATTTTAGATATTGCTAGTATGCTATATAATAAAGGATATAATATTCTTAAATTTGTAGTAGGTAGTGATAGAGTAAGAGAGTTTGATACAATACTTAAAAAATATAACGACCAGAAAAATAGACACGGATATTATAATTTTAAAAACATAGATGTTATATCTGCTGGAGAGCGAGATCCAGACGCTGAAGGCGCTTCAGGTATGAGTGCGAGTAAGATGAGGGATGCTGCTTCTAAAGGTGATGTAGCGTCATTTAAGAGAGGTGTACCATCTCAATTTAGAGATGTTAATGGTCTGTTTAAAGCAGTAAGAAAAGGTATGGGTATAAGAGAAGACTATAAACCAGATAATTCAAAACCTTTGATGGGGTTAGGACAGTTTGAGCAGAAACAAGTGAGAGACCTATACGTTAGAGAAATGATATTCAATATTGGAGACCAGGTTAAGTATCTTAAAGAAGATAAACAAGGTAAGGTAGTACGAAGAGGTACAAACTATGTTGTACTAGAAGATACAAATAATAATTTACACAAATGCTGGATATGGGATTGTATACCAGTTGCTGCTGATAAAGAACCAATGTTAAGAGAATACAACCTAGACATTGATTATGGATTTGAAGCAGTTGAAAGTATACCAGTACCAAAACCATACTCACAATTTAAAGATAGTTATGAAATAGGTGCTGATTATGCTAACCATTGTAAGCAAATGACACCTGGTGAAAGAGAAGAAGAACCTCCTGTTGACTCAAAAGACCGTGGAAAACCTACGGATAAATATATTTCAAGACCAGGTAAAGCTACAGACGCTAAAATTGGTGAGGATAAACTTACTGAAAAGGAAGTAAAAGAATGGTCAAATCAAGATACAGTAATAGATAAATATAAGGAACGTTATAAAGAAGAATGGAAAGCGAAACTAAACGAAGTAGTCGCTAAGATGATTGAGAAACTTTAGAGAGAGATATGGCCACTAAATTTAAAGAGTATGTAAATCTATTATACATAGCAGAAAGTTCAGCTATGGTGTTAAAAGGTGTTGATGATTATATGAAAATTGCTAGGGAAAAAATTAAAAGACACCCACAATTTGCTAATATCTATAGAGACCAAAGAACGGATGTTAGTACTAGTGTAGGTGGAAAGTACATAAAAATTTGGGATATGGAACGAGGACAGAAGAGAGGCATCCACGCATTTGTTGATAAGGTATCAGGAGATGTTTATAAAGCGGCTGGTGTTAATGCTCCAGCAAAAGGTGCTAGAGGAAATGTATTAGATAGAAAATATATGGACTCATTAAATCGTGTGTTTGATACTCACGGCGGACATTTATATAGCAGACATAGTTTATCATATAATTTCAAAAGAGATAATAGATTTAAATAAAATGGGCACATTAAAAGAAGAATTAGAAATTTGGAAAGCTAGTAGGTATAAAGAACCTATGAGTTTGACTCGCTATAAAATGAGCGAAGGTTTTGAAAGCGCTGTACAATCTTTTCTAAACAAAAACGGAATTAAAAAAACTAGATTTTCATATGGTAAATTATATATACCAAAAGATAAACTAGATGAAGTTAAATCATTACTAGAAGAAGAAGTAAAAAAATCTGGTGGTGACGTAGCAATAATGCCTAAAACAATTTTAGGTGAAGAACACGATTGTAAAAAAGTACACCCAGGTAAAAGACACCAAGAGTGGTTGAAACCTGAAGTGAAAGAAGAACTGGAATCATTTGATGAAGGTAGAATGAAAGATATCTACACGATGGATCAAGATGGCAAATCTAAAGAAGAGATTGCTAAAAGATTAGGATTAAAAGTATCAACCGTAAAATCTATTTTAGGTGAAGAAGTATTATCTGAATTTTCAGACACCCAAATAGATAGTTTGAAAAGAGATTACGCAGGATTGCAAGGTAAAAGTATAAGTGGAATTAACGCTAACAAACTTATGAAAATTTTTGATAAGTTTGATAAGAGTAAACCGCTTTTAATAAAGTTATTAAAAGCTAAGATTCCATTTGTGTCAATGCTAGCGCAAGCAAGGCTCATTTCAAAACACGGAGCTAATGCTGCCCAATTGGCACAAATGAGAAGAGAACAAGTAGAACAATTAGAAGAGAAATTCCAAGACGGTTTTGCTGTACGATACCTAGACCCATTAAACAAGAAAAGATTTGTAGTACCTCTTAAAACAAAAAAAGAAGCAGACGATAAAGCTGCTCAACTAAAAAGAGATGGCTGTAAAGATATTACAATCACTAAACACAATCTGAATTTTAAAGAAGATAGTGATTACTTAAAAAGTAAACTAAATGACAAACAAATCTCTAACATTAAGAACACTTGGAAGAATAAAAAAGCTTCAGACGTAGACCAAGGTGTTAAAGATATGATTAAAAAAATGGACATACCTACACAACTAGCAATCAAACACGCAGACATACCTCATCTATCAAAATTGGTAGAGAAGAAAGAAGTACACGAAGGTGCTAAAAAAACATTTGCAAGATTGTGGTCTGAACATAAACGGAGATAACTAAATAGTATTATGACATATTTAAAACAAAAACCTGGCAGTCTTGAAGAAGTAATTGCTAATAAACAAACGCAGTATCAAGAACCTGCTTATCAAAAGAAATTTGATGAAGCTGTAAAAGAAAATATGGGTGGTATTGGTTCAATGACACCTAAAGAAAAGCAAGTATTTTTTAATAAACTAGATACAGTTAAAGAAGAATGGCAACCATCTACTGGAAAACACGCTGATGAACAGTTAATGAAAGATTTTATGGACAACGGTGGTAAAGTAGAAAAAGTACCTGAAAATAAGAGAGCATACAATGGCAATAGAATCAAACCTCATTTAGCAAACAAAAAGAATTTAGACAGGCAAAAATCTATGACGGAAGAAACTATTACTGAAAAAGATGGTGCTAATACATCATCTAAAAAAGGTAGTGTTTGGAAAGCTGCTATGAAAGCAAGAATGAAAAAAAATTATATGAAAAAAGCAGAACACGAACCTAAAGGCAACGATATAGAAGAAACGGTATCAAAATTTACAGACCAACAAATCAAACAAGCATATGGAATAGCAAACGATCCTAGATATAAAGGTGGTAATTATTCAGGTGCAGTTGCTGCTATAGAAAAACTTGCTAAAGGATTATCAAGTGACCCAGCAGTAGCAAATGTTTTAAAAAGAACTAACGAAGAATTACAAATACAAGAAGGCAAATGGGAAATTTCTGGTCAAACAGGATATAAAAACATATCTGGTGTAGACCAATTTAGAATGATTATTAGTGCGTCTAGTAAACAGGATGCTGAAAGAAAATGGGAAAAAGAATTAGATAAACATAGAGCAAAAAGAAGAATAGGACCAGGTGGTGGCGGTAGTATTGAAGATCCAGAAGATATTGGAATAGAACCAGCTAAAGGAAGTGATAAAGTTGGATTTATAGAATTTGGACAACACTTATCTTATGATCCATCTTATGGAAAAATAAAAGAAACAAAAGACGCACCAAAGAAAGATGTAATTGGTAAAGATAAATCTGAACCAGAAGTAAATTTAGAAACTATAGAAAATACTATTAGAAATATTTGGAATAAAGCAGCAAATGAAACAACAGAAAGACCAGACTCTAAACTGTACCCTACAAGAAGTGAAGGTACTTTTCCACCTAGTGCTAAAGATAATAAAAAAGATGGTAAAGAGGGAACATCTGCTAAAGATCCAGCTGCTCAAGATAAACAAATTTTAACTTTGCAAGGTCAAATTAATATTTTAAAAACAAAATTAGAAAATGAAAAAAATAAAGTAATTAAACCTGTTGCAAATAAAGAAACAGGAGAAGTTCCTTTAACAGTTGGTATTGCTCAAAAACTTTTAAGAGATAAAGCAGAAAAAAAAGAACTTACTATTCCAAAAAATGAAGCAGTTAGTCCTTTCAAATTAAAATATGAAACTTTAAGAGCAAAGATTAAAGAAAAAGCAGAAAAAGAAAAAGACGCTAAGAAAAAAGGTGAACCTGCAAGGGGTAGAACAATGACTGGCGAACCTGCTTCAAAAATTGAAACTGATCCTCAGATAAATTATAATACATAGGAGGTATATATATTATGCCTCTTCCTAAACTCTATTGTGATATGGACGGCGTATTGGCAGACTTTAAAAAGGGTGCCGAGAAAGCAACAGGAGTCCCTATCAGTAAATGGATGTCTTCTCTAACTAAAAAAGAAAAGTGGAACCCAATCAGAAATGATAAAAGTTTTTGGGAATCACTACCTTGGATGCCAGATGGTAAAACATTATGGAACTATATCAAAAAACATAAGCCAGATATTTTATCAGCATATGTTAAGCGTGATATAGACCCTAACTGTATACCAGGTAAAAGTAAATGGTGCCGAAGAAATTTAGGTATTGGTGGTACTAGAGTCAATTTAGTGTTAAGAAGCCAGAAACAAAACTATGCTCAAACAGGACATAGAAGTCCTGCAGTATTAGTTGATGATTATAAACCAAATATAGAAGCATTTACAAGACGTGGTGGTATAGGAATATATCATACTTCAGCGTCTAGCTCTATAAGACAGTTAAAACAGTTAGGATTCTAATGGTCAATGCTATATACACAATCGCTGGTGGGGTGGCTTGTGCTACCGCTATCGCAGTTTTAGTGTATTTAATTTCATTTTTATTATAAATATACACATATATTAAGAATTGAGTACTTTAACAATTAAAAATTAGAGGAGAGAATAATATGTCAAGTCATACAAATAAAGACGAGGCAGCTGGAGCACCATTATGGGCAACAGCAGCAATCAGAAAAGAATGGTCTAGTGCTAACCGTACTGACCTTTTTAATGACGCAACTGCTGATAATTTTATCACAGGCATTACTATGGGTTTGTTTAATTACAAAGATAGTGAAGTTTCAGATGGTAAAGTAGCTCACGCAGGTTGGAACCTAAAAACAACAGGTTCTGGTGGCAGAGCAGGTCGTGTATCACACGAAACATTAGTCGTATTGACTAATTCAGCTGACGCTTAATAATCAATAACGTAGGGGCAATCCTCTATAGGGTTGCCCTTATAAATAATATTATGATGTAGGAATTACCTACAGTAGCATTCCCGAAAGGGTTAATAGGAGAAAACAAATGGCAGATAAAAAAGTCACCCAGCTTACCGATTTAGGTAACGCAATAGCAAGTGTGGACCTGTTTCACGTAATAGATGATCCATCAGGCACACCAATAAACAAAAAAGTATCAGCGGCAAATGTATTTAATAACGTACCAACGTTTTTAGGTCTTGGTCAAGTATCACAAACATTAACAGCAAATGGCGTTGACGCTTTAGTTGCAGATGTAGAAAGTGCTGTTACAGAAATAAACGCAACGACAGGCACAGGTGCAGTATCATTAGCAGACGGTTCAAATGGACAAGTTAAGACTGTTATTAATACAGCGACATCTGGCACGTTTGCATTAACTATAACACCAACAAATTTAAGAGGTCATACAAGCATCACTTTAAATGCTGGTGGTGAAACAGTTACTTTGTTATTTAAGAATTCAAATTGGAACGTAATTGCAGGTCACGGATTCGCAGTTGCATAATATATAATATAAGGATATAATAATGGCTATAGAAGTAGAACAACTTAAAGAAGAACAACGAGGTCTACAAGTTGACTTTGATAAGTTAGCAAAAAATATAAAACAAGTTGAAGTGGATTTAAACCAGATGAAAGCAAATTTAAATGCAATCAATGGTGCTGTTCAACAAGTTAGTAAATTAATAGGAATGGCTGGAGAGGATCCAGTTAAAACAAAAGATGTTAAAAAAGTTTAAGGAATTTAACGAAGATAAAGACCTGGACGATTTTGAGGAAGAAGTAATGGCTGATTGTCCTGAAGAGGACACAGCAAAAGAAAAGGAAGAAACAAAAAATGAAAACGTTTAAACAACATATCACAGAAGACGGCAAGATGGTTGGCACGGCCACATCTAACGCAGTTGAAGATGGTAATTTAGGCGCTCATAACATTTCAGATCCAGAAGTATTAAATAGAGTAAATGCTTTTGTAGGTTCTGTAGCAGATATGGAATATATTAAACCACAACAAGCTGTAGATAGTTTAAGAGAAAAACTAAACAGAATTGGTTTATCAATATCACCAGTTACTATGGAAGGAACATCTGGAAAAGTTAGTGCGAAAGTTAGTCAATTTGGTGGAAGATTTGGAAAAGATACTGACGGTTCTGATATAAATGATGATGGTATATCTCATAAAAAGGCTGGCGGACTGAATTTAGAAGTTAGTTATGAAACTTTAAAAAACGGTACATCCAAGGTCTACGCTAAGTTAGTGTAGGTCAAATGTTTGAAGAGATAACTAAAGATAATTGGTTGCTATTTGCTCAGCAAAATTATAGCAATCCTACATTGGAAGATAATGTAGAATTTTTAGAAGATATTAAAAGATTTAAATATCTTAAAAGGTTATTTCGTAAGTATAAAACTACAGGTGAAGTTAAAATAAGATTAATTATTAATCACATTGTAGTATTACAAAATGTTTTTGGTGCAGATGTAGCGATAACTTTATTATTATTTAAAATGGATAGAGAATATTGGACAGCATTAAAAACGGTATTGAACTATCTTAAATTACTTTATCAACACGAACTTGGTGATGTTGATGAAGACGAAAAGATAAAAGAAATGTTAAGGGAACTTTAATGGCTAGTAGAGCAATAGATATGTTAATAACTTACCGAGTAGTTAAGCTATTGGTAACGCCTTGGGTGAAGCAAGAAGCTTTTAAACAAGGTATCATTGATAAAAAAGGTAATGTATTAAGAGCTAATAAGACATTGAAAACTACTAAAGATAAAAAAGCATATACATATCTACATAGATTTGTTTTTAATATGAAAAGATTATTTGGTAAAGTTGGATTGGGTAGTAAGTTTGGTTCTTTTTTCGGTGCTATGGCAATGATTTTAAGAGAAGATAAAAATTTAATGATACACAAAGATGCTATTGAAGCAGGTGTAGTTTCATATTTGAAAGAAACAAATCAGTATGACAATATGTTAAATGAAGTAAGAGATATACCAGACATAGAAGATGAACCAGTAATGACTTGTCTAGGTGTAGGTATATATGAGAAAGACAACAAACTATTATCGGAGTACGAATATGCCAAAACATTATAAAGATATGATGGACGAACTCATCAATAAAATAGATGAGGATGCTCCAACAAATGCTGCTGGTAATGCTTCCGTTGCAGGTATAGGTGTAGGACCTGACGGAGAACCAGGTGTAGATAAAAAGAAAAAGAAAAATCCTATACTCGGTACTTTAAAAAGAAAAGTACAAGAGAGTGAAGACAACAATAATGTTGTATTGAAAGGTGTTTTTAGTCAGTTAAGTAAACTTGAAAATAAGATTGATGAAATAAGTGGAGTTGTGAAAGAAGAAATTAAAATTGAAACACCTAAAAGAAAAAAAACTATTAAAGAAAAAGCAAGAGTATGAAAACCTTTAAAGAATTTATAGGTACAACAGGTGTTAGAGTAGGTGGAGTAGGAATTTCAAAACCTATGGCTAGTATGGGTGATAACGCACCTAAAAAAAAAGGAATACCTGTTAAGGGTGCTGGATTACAGGCAGGTTATACAACATCGGATAATCAAAGACCATTTCTATCTGCTGATCCAAAAGTAGAACCAAAGAATAAAAAGAAAGAAAATACTATGGGTGGTATGGTTCACGTAAGAGGCGCTCAAGGAAGAGCTAGTTTAAAAACACCAATAAGAAGGAAGTAATATGGAATTATTAATAAGTTTGGCAACAAAATTTTGGATGTGGTCAATTGTAGTTGTAGTAATAATAGCAGGACTAGTTATCAATACGTTTGATAAAAAGAAACCTAAATGTTATACATTCAGTAATAAAAAAATGCCAGTAATGAGACCTATACCTATAAGAACAAAAGAAAAAGGTTTCTTTAAAGGAATATTATTATGGTTACTCGGAACTAGACATTGGGAAATTGCAGAAGATTTTGAATACACATTAAACGATAAAAAATATACGATACCAGCTGGGTTTAAATTTGACGGCGCAAGTATACCAAAATTCTTGCATCCGTTTTTATCACCAGTAGGTGTACTTTTAATGGGAGGTCTTGTACACGATTACGCTTACAAGTACGCAACTCTATTAGAAATAAATAAGTCAGATACATTAGGTATTATATCTCAAAAAAGAGCAGATGAAATCTTTAGAGATATTAATATCGGAGTTAATGGATTTTATCTAATGAACTACTTAGCATACTGGTCATTAAGACTAGGTGGCTTTATGGCTTGGAACAAACACCGTAAAGTTGGTGCTAAGATTAAATAAAAAAGGAGAACAATATGTTTTTAACAATAGGATTAGTTATAGGATTTGTACTAGGTTGGTATGTTAATGAAAAATTTGAAGATTTAGCAGGTCTGGTTAGTAAATTAAAATTCTGGAAGAAGTAAATTATGTTTGGTTATTTAAAAATGGCAATGGTCGTAGTTATGATTACAGGACTTGCAGGTGCAGGTATGTATGTAATGAAGTTACGTTCCGATAATGCTATTTTAAAAGCAAACCAAATCAAACTGGAAGAAGCGGTGAGTTCTCAAAAGGAACTCATTGCTAAACAACAAGAAGACTTTAAAGAGATTTTAAAAGCAAACAACAAGATGAACGAACTTGTTTCAGCTCTTAAAAAAGATTTAGATGATTTAGATAAGAGATTTAATAAAAAAGGTCGTGACTTTGGTAAACTTGCCATAGAAAAAACAAAAACTATTCAAAGAATTATTAATGGTGCAAGTGATAAAGCATTACGTTGTGTAGAGATAGCAGGTGGTTCACCACTTACCGAACAAGAGAAGAACGCAACCAAAAAATCAGAAATTAATAGGGAGTGCCCATCCATAGCAAATCCATCATATGTACCGTATAATAATTAGTATCATAGCTGTTTTAATACTTACTGGTTGTTCAATCGGTGAGAAACAACTTAAAATATTTAAGTTAGAAGAACCTAGACAGAAATTAGATTTAGTTAAACCAACTATGCCTGAACTTGAAAAGTTGAGGTGGATTATTATTACTTCTGACAATGCAGAAGAAGTATTCCAAAAGATGGAAGAACAAGGACTTGATCCAGTACTATTTGGATTGAGTGATAAAGACTTTCAATTAATTGCAAAAAACTTTGCTCAAATAAGAGCACACTTGAAACATACAAATGATTTACTTGACCAATATAAAGAATACTATGAACCAAATGATAAGGAGAAAAAATAATGGACGAAAATATAGAATTTTTTGACAACAAGTACGACCCAATAAAAGAAAAAATGGTTAGAAAAAAACAAATACCTAGAGGAAAAATAATAGAACTTCGTGGGAGTTTAATAACAAATCCTAAAGAGATTAGTAAAAATACTGTTGATATAATTACTAACTCAAAAAATAGATTAAAATAATGGACAGCGAAACTTTATTAATTTTTAGTAGATTATGGCCTATCTTTGTGGCATTTGTGTTATTGATAGTTACTTTAGCACAATCACACTATAGAATTAAAGTGTTGGAAGAGAAAGTTAAAGTACTTTTTGAAATGATTAATAAGATTAATGAACGGAAAAAATAGATATCTTTTCCTTTTTACCTTTAACAAGAACATCATCTAATTTTTCAAACTTAAATCCCTTTGGTCTTGCCATTGGAATATAGTCTATACCATCAGCAGTATCTTTATTTACTATAATAGTTGTATCATAGTTCTTACTTAAACCTTCCAATCTACTTGCAAGATTTACAGCATCACCAATAACTGAATAATCAAATCGTTGTTCACTACCCATATTACCTACAAGACAATCACCAGTATTAAGACCAATGCCAATCTTTAAAGGTGGAACAAACTCACCATTTTTATTCATTTGGTTTAATTTTGTTTCCATTTCTAGTGCTGTTTTAACTGCCAACACTCTATGATTTTTACAATCTAAAGGTGCATTCCAAAATGCCATTATACAATCACCCATATACTTATCAATAGTTCCACCGTTCTTTAATATAATAGTAGTCATTGCAGTTAGAAACTTATTAACATAACGAGTTAGTTTTTCTGGATCATCTTTCATAGATTCTGATATAGGAGTGAAACCTCTAATGTCTGAAAACATAAACGTTAATTCTTTTCTTTCACCACCTAGTTTTAATAGTGATGGATCCTTTTGTAGTTTTTTAACCATATCTGGAGATAGATAGTGTTCAAATTGTTTCTTAATTTGTAGTCTTAATTTATTTTCTTTTGAATAGTTATTGTATGTTAACTGACCCCATATAATAGAACCTATAACAAGTGGACTAAACCAATCAACTAAAAATAAGTGTTGTGTCCATAGATAAGAACTTGCAAGTGTTAAATCAAACAAGTAACCTACGTACCAAATTGCAGACCACATTACACCACATCTAGGTATAACTATGAGAAAGAATAGAGCACCTAATATTATAAATGCCAATTCACCATATGGTAACCAATAAGGTCTACTAATATAATTACCTGACAATAAAGTTTCTGTACTGATTGCCATAATTTCGTGTGTATTTTTTAAACCATTGGGAGTAGTTACAAACGTTGAACCTTTGAACGTTGTACCTATGAAAACTATTTTACCTTTTACAGATGACCAATCGTTATCAGTAAAATCTATTCTAGGAATATGATGTCTGAAATCAATCCAAATAGTATCTTCTGCTGAAGTTTTTGCATTGATAATTTTTAAGATAACTTCAGGTATAGATTTGTCAAGAGGTAATTTTCTTATAGTACCATCTATATCAACTGGCACACTTACGTTGCCTATTGCTATTGCTTTACGTGAGATACTAATAAGATTTTTTACAGTATCGGTTTCAGTAAGTATGACTGGATATTTTGAAATCATTTTCAAAAACATTTCATCACCACCTAATCTATCTTTATGTGGGAAGACTACTTGCAGAACTACAAGAGCGGCACCATTTTTATACGCATTGATTATAGTACGACCAAGTATATCTCTCTTCCACGGCCATTGACCATTCTTTTTTAATGCTTTGTCTGATATGTCTACTAGTACTAAACTCTTGGATTCATAATTCTTACCAAAGGTTTGGTAGAAATCAAAGGTGTTTAGTTTTGCTGACTGTAGCAAAATAGGATTTGATATATATATTCCAAGTAATATAATCAAAGTCAAATATACTGCCCACGTTTTCATCAATATTTTAATCATACGTACTATTTAGTACAGTTATCTTATAAATATATACATCAATCGGAGAGAAAATATGAGATTAATAACCATCATTTTAACAGTATTATTGTTTTGTTCTGGTGTCTATGCAAGTGAATTAGGTTTTAAGTTTCACAGTCCATCATTTAGTGGAGTAGGAAAATCATCACACTATCTAACTATAGAAAACATAGAGAAAACTAGAACGGATGCTATAAAAGCAGCTGAAAAATCAGCGGCTGATAAATTAATAGCAGACGCTAAAAATACAGCAATAGCAAAATTCAAATCAAATGTTGAAGCAAGATTTTATACAGCACTTGCTAAACAAGTTACAGACAATGTTTTTGGTACAGATGGTCTACAACAAGACTCAGGTACATTTACATCACCAGTTGGTGGTGAAGTAGTAACTTGGACAACTCCGTCAGATACAGGTAATGTAGTTGTAACTGTCACGGAGTCCGATGGAACTGTAACAACATTTACTATGCCGAAGGAAGACAATTCGTAATGTTAAGAAATATTGCTATATTACTACTAGCATTTTTGTTAGTTAGTTGTGCAGGCAAACCAAAGTTTGATGTAAGAACTCAAACGGTTGCTTTTAAAGACCTATCAACTATAGAAGCACCGAAAGATGGACCTATTATAATTGCTGTCTATGACTTTTTAGATATGACTGGTCAAAAGAAACCAGGTGGCAACTATGCTTCTATGAGTACAGCAGTAACTCAAGGATCGTATCAACTTTTAATTAAAGCATTACAAGACGCAGGTAACGGCAAATGGTTTAGAGTTGTTGAAAGAGCAAGTCTACCAAGTTTATTACAAGAAAGAAAATTGATTAGGTCTACAAGACAACAAGTTAATGGAGAAGGTGCAGAACCTTTACCACCATTATTATTTGCAGGTGCATATGTAACAGGTGGTATAGTAGGGTATGATAGTGATACTAAATCAGGTGGTGTTGGTGCTAGAATTTTAGGAATACAAAACAACAAACAGTTTAGACAAGATATAGTAACTATTATATTAAGATTAGTAAATGTACAAACAGGTGAAGTAGTTATAGTAACTACAGTTGAGAAGACTATATTTTCAACATCAATTGGTGGAGATATATTTAAATACTTTGACGCTGATACAATGTTATTAGAAGTAGAAGCTGGATATGCTAAAAACGAACCAGTTACCTTTGCAGTAAGAAAAGCAATAGAAAAAGGTGTAGTAGATTTAATAAATGCAGGTGCAGACAAAGGACTATGGGAATTTGATGAACTACCTGAAATAGTAATAGTACCTATGAAAGATTTAAAAGTAGTAACAGATGATATAAAAGTAGAGGCAGAAGACGTACCAATAACAGTTCATATTGGTGATGAAAAAATAGAGAAAACTTATGAAGATTATCTCTTACAAAAAGAATTATTAAAAGAAGAACGTAAAAAGAAATTACAAGAAGAATTAAACAAAGAAAAAGAAGAAGAGAAAGCCTGGGAGGAAATAGATGAAAAAGATAAAGTTGTGGATGATTCTGTTGACCCTAATAGCATTAACAAGTAATTGCCTAGCAGGTAATTCAATTTGGATTCAACAAGATAACCAAGACAGCGACGGATCAATCTTTATAAAGCAAGATGGTACTGGTAATACAGTAGGTTATTCTACATCTTATCCATTTAAAATCAATGGAGAGAACATCACAATCATAATAAAACAAATAGGTGATAATAATAAATCAGATTATTCTAGTCACCAACAATTTTATGGTGATGATATGACTTTTGATTATACAGCAACTGGTGATGGTAATAAATTAAGATTAGGTATAGATGATACAGGTGCTGATGGTCATTGGTACGACATTGATATTACAGGTGATTCAAACATAGTAGACGTTGATACTTGGGCAGATGATGTACAAAAAACCAATGTTGATTTAGATATTACTGGTGATTCAAATACATTTTGGATCCGTAGTAGAGGTGATAAACACTTCTGGTATGTTCTTATGTCAGGCGACAGCAATGATGTACAAATTTATACTCCAGCAGCTTCAGAAGGATTTAATACAAACTCTAATAAAGCAATTGGTCCTAACTCAACATCACACGGACAATTTGCAGACAGTTCAGGTAGTGAAGGTGCAAGTGCAGACATTTATATTATTGGTGATTCAAATAGATTACATACTTCAACATATGGTACAGGCAACTATCAACTCCACGATATTATAGGTAGTTCAAACATTTTAGATATACATTCCAGTTATGCTAGTGCTGATACTGACCCATATGGAGATACAATGCTGATATTAGGCGACAGTAATTATTTAAGAACATACATATCTGGCAATAGTAATACAATAAGATTACATATGGCAGGTGGAAATAATACTGCTAAAATCTATCTATACACAGATAGTTCGGTAATAAATTTTGACCAAACAGGTGGAGGTAATTATGGTTATGTAACTATAACAGGTGATTCAATTTACGATTACACACTAAACTTTGCACAAAATGGTTCAGACAGTTGTACATACTCATACAATAGAAACAATCAATCAGCAGATGTAACCGCTACAGTATCTAATGGGTGTTAAATGAAGAAGTTATTATTTTTAGTATCGTTTCTAATACTTTTTTGTACTAGTGCATTTGCCACGAAGGTAGGTACAGTCATAGGACAAATGGGTACTACTTGGAATGAACGTGAGGGTTCAACTGAAAATACTTTAATGGGTTATGTCTTGAAGATGAACGACTTTCTTCAAACAGGTGAAGATGGTGGAATGATTTTATCATATGTTGATGATACTAAATTTACAATGGGACCAAATACAGAATTAACTATTGATGAATTTGCTTTTGATACAAGTAAAGTTCCAATAGAGGTTGCAATGAACATATCAATTAATGTTGGTACATTTACATATGAATCAGGTAATGTAAAAAAACTTGGTGGAGAAGTTAATATTAATGCTGGTAATGCTACAATTACAGTACAAGGTACTGCCTTTTCAGGATCAGTAGATACTTCAGGTAAAGCAACAATTACTTTGTTGCCTGATAGTAATGGTGCAGTAGGTCAAGTAACCGTATCAACAGACGCAGGTTCTCAAACAATAACTAACGCTTACAATTCAGTAACCGTTTATACAAATGATTTAGCACCAACACCTCCAAAAATAGAAACTAATAAACAAGATATTATTGAGTTAGATAAATTTGAAGATGAAATTAAAGATGAAAGTCAAAAACATTTTGGTGATGTAGATTCAAAATCTGAAATGTCTAAAGAAGAATCTGAAGCACAGGAAATGGAAGAGGCAATCATTAATGAAGAAGCAAGTATAGTAGAAGATAGTAATACAATTGTTGCTACAGATTTATCTGTTAGTGAATCAGACTCAATGATTGAAACAAAGTCAGCAGAAGAAACAGCATTAGTTGAAGTAGAAGAAGTTGATACATCTTATTATGATGAATGGGAAGATGATTTAAAAGATTGGGGTTACATTGATGACGACAATCAAATATCAGTATGGGATGCCGAAGGTGAAAAAACTATGGATTGGGATGACGCTAAAAAAATGTATGCAGAAATGGACCAAGCATACTTTGACGCCATTGGTTGTTCAGATTGTACCTGGGATTCTATTGATTGGGATACTATTGATTGGGACGCTGTAGATTGGGACGAATATTCAGACAAGTATAATGACCTATTAGAAGACTATGGATTAACTTCTTGGAATGTAGAAGTAGAAGAACAAGATGTAGTTGAAGATACAAAAGAAGAAACAGAAGTACAAGCAGTTGAAGGATATACTTGGGAAGATTTTGCTTTAGATGATAACTACTATGACAATCCTGAATACAAAGCACAAGGTGGACCTCCAACATTAACTGTACAAAACTATTGTGAGTACAATGGTTATGAAGACTACTGGTGCAACCAAGACTATGTTGATTACTTAAATGACTGGTATGAAGATGATTGGACTTTAAAAGTAACCAATGATAGTTGGACTAAAGAATCTAAAAAGATATTTGGTAAACTATATGGTTGGTGTGGATCGTGGCCAAACTATAAGATGTGTGATAATCAACCTAAACCTTGGAAGATGAAAGACTTAAAGAAAACTTACATAACTGATTGGGAGTGGGCAGATTGGGACAAATATTGGGACGCATTATACGATTGGTGGTACACAGGTTACGATTACAATAATGAAGATGATGAGTCTAGTTGGGAAGATGAGTATGATTTTGAAGATGACTTTGACCAAGACGCAGAATTAGAAATATTATTAGCAAGTTATGATGAAGAAGAATGTTTAAATTATGGATACTATTGGGACATTGCTAATCAATCTTGTGGTACAACTTGGGTTGATAACGAAGGTAATGAAACTTCGGTAACTGCTAGTGGTGAAACATTAAACTATTCTACTGGAGATGTAACCCAAACTTTAACTACAACAGATGGTGTAACAGGTGCGACTTCAAGTGCTACTTCAACAGGAAGAGTATCAACATTAAACAATGACTTTGACGCCTCTATTGATACTTCCGTTAGTAACTACTCAATTATAAATAGATATAACGACAGTCATAGAGCATATATTAAAACTGAAACTGCTAGCGAAGCAGACGTGCAAATATTACAAGATATGGAAGCCCAACACCTTGACATAGGTGAATCTTCAGCACAGTCCAATATAACAATAATTCAAACGGATTAAATAACAATGTATTTAACTTTACTTTTAACAGCATTCCTTTTAGGTTGGTTCTGTTATTCTATTTACAAATGGATAGATAGGGAATTTTAATGGAACAAAGTAACGGAAACGGAGTCAAAACAAAAGTAGATATAGCTAAACTCAAAAAAGACGTTGAGCAGATAGATTCAATACACATACGATTAGATAGAGCAATAGATAAATTAACAGATGTATCAACATCTATTAAGTCTATGTTGGCAGTACACTCCGAAAAAATTGCTAGACAAGAACAACTTGATGAGGTTATTTTTCAAAAAATAACTGAAAGAAAAGAAGAAATAGAAAAAGTAAATTTAGATATAACAAGAGAATTATCAGTTGTTGAAAGACGTTTATTAGTAGAAATTAAATCACTCAAAAATGACTTTGGTGCTAGAGTTAGTGTGTTAGAAAAATATAGATGGATTATATTAGGTGCTGCTATAGTAGTAGGTTGGATAGTATCAAGAAACTTCTCCGAAATTGTTGGGTTAGTGAGCCAATAGGAAACTCGTAGGTTTTACCCTAGGAAAACACCCAGGACTTTTTTTTGTTCACCAGGTTTGCCACACAGACTTGACTTTTTTGTTCAAATGGTGTATATTATGAGATAGTGTTATGTCAAGTTATATAGATTTAAAGTATATCAATGCTATCTCTTCAGCATTGCAACAGTTTAAAAAGAAAACGGATTATCTTTTCAATTTTAGGTGTCCACATTGTGGAGACTCGCAGAAAAGTAAAACGAAAGCAAGAGCATATCTTTATAGAGTAAAAAATGATATGTTTTTCAAATGCCACAATTGTGGTATGGGTCAGAATTTATCAAATTTCATTAAATTCTTGGATCCTAAAAAATATGGAGAATACTTATTAGAGAGATACAAGGGATCGGCACCTTCCACGCCCCAGCCAAAATTTGACTTTAAACCAACAAAATTTAAAGAAACAAATTTATTAGATTCCTGTATTAAAGTAAGTACATTAAAAGACGGACATCCTGTGAAGGAGTACGTACAAAAAAGATTGATTCCTCCACAATATTATGATATAATTTATTTTGTTGATAAATTTCACAATTTTGCTAATAAAGTAAAACCAGGCACATTTAAAGAAAGTTACGAACACCCTAGGTTGATTATTCCTTTTTTTGATGTAACTGGTAAGTTGTTTGCGTTTCAAGGTAGAGCATTTGGTAAAGAACAACCAAAATATATTACTATTAAACTTGATGAAACAAAACAAAAAGTTTTTGGACTTGAACGTGTAAATTTTCAAAAACACATTTATATAGTTGAAGGTCCAATTGATAGTTTATTTTTAGATAATTGTTTGGCAGCAGGTGGTGCTGATTTAACATTAAGAGTATCAAGTGACCAAGTTACATATATATTTGATAACGAACCACGTAATAAAGAAATTATAAAACGTATGTACGCTGTGGTTGAAAAAGATTATAACGTAGTTATTTGGCCAAATGACATACAACTAAAAGATGTAAATGAAATGATTATGAATGGTATGAAAATAAGTAAGGTAAGAGATATCATAAGTAACAATACATTTAGCAAATTAGAGGCATTAACAAAATTAAATCATTATAAGAAATGTTAGGAGTATTTAAATAAAATGGTGAATGAAAATATAAGCGTAGTGAAGCGAAATGGTAGAGGTAAGGAATTCCTTAACATTGAGAAGATTCACGAAATGGTAGAATATGCGTGTGAAGACATAACGCAAGTTTCTGCTTCTTCTGTAGAAATGAATAGTGGTCTACAATTTTATGATGGAATATCAACAAACGAAATTCAACAAATTTTAATAAAATCAGCAAACGATTTAATTACGTTAGACAATCCAAATTATCAATATGTTGCCGCTAGACTATTACTCTATAGTTTAAGAAAACAATTATTTCACAAATTATGGGATCACCCACATATTTACACTCACGTTAATGATAGTGTAAAAAAAGGTGTATATGATCCTGATATTTTAAAATGGTATGACAAAAATGATTTTGATAGAATGGAAAATTGGTTAACTCACGAAAGAGATTATACTTTTACATATGCAGGTTTAAGACAAGTCATTGACAAGTATCTTGTACAAGATAGAAGCACAGGTGATATTTACGAAACTCCACAATTTATGTATATGATGATTGCTGCTACTATCTTTGCACATTATCCAAAAAATAAAAGAATGAGTTATGTGAAAAAATATTATGACGCAATTTCAAGATTTAAAATTAATATTCCAACACCAGTTATGGCAGGTGTACGAACACCTATTAAACAATATGCTAGTTGTGTATTAGTTGATGTTGCAGATACCTTATCTTCAATTTTCTCTAGTGATATGGCAATTGGTAAATATGTTGCTCAAAGGGCAGGTATAGGAATTAATGCAGGACGTATAAGAGGAATCAATTCTAAAATAAGAGGTGGGGAAGTACAACACACAGGTGTTATTCCTTTTCTTAAAAAGTTTGAAGCAACTGTTAAATGTTGTACTCAAAATGGTGTACGTGGTGGTTCAGCAACGGTTCATTTTCCAATTTGGCATAAAGAAATAGAAGATATTATTGTTTTAAAAAATAATAAAGGTAGTGAAGATAATAGAGTAAGAAAATTAGACTACTCTATACAATTATCAAAATTATTTTACGAAAGATTTATTAATGATGAAGAGATAACTTTATTTTCACCACACGAAGTACCAGAATTATATGAAGTGTGGGGAACAAAAGAATTTGATGAAGTATATAAAACGGCAGAAAGAAAAACAAGTGTATGGAAAACTAAAGTCAAAGCACAGGATTTGTTTATGTCAATTTTAAAAGAAAGAGCAGAAACAGGTCGTATTTACATTATGAATATAGACCATTGTAATACTCACTCCTCTTTTAAAGATAGAATTTATATGTCTAACTTATGTCAAGAAATAACTTTACCAACAGACCCTATAAGTCATATAGATGGTAAAGGAGAAATTGCATTATGTATTCTATCAGCAATTAATGTAGGTCTTTTAAAAGATTTAGACGAATTAGAATCCTTATGTGATTTAGCAGTAAGGTCACTAGACGAAGTTATAGACCATCAAAAATATCCAGTTAAAGCAGCAGAAATTTCTACAAAAAATAGAAGAAGTTTAGGAATTGGATATATTGGTCTTGCTCATTACTTAGCAACATTAGGACTTGGTTATGAAACTAAAACTGCTTGGAAAGAAGTAGATAAGTTATCAGAAGCATTCCAATATAATCTATTAAAAGCAAGTAATGAATTAGCAAAAGAAAAAGGTCAATGTAAAAGTTTTAATAGGACAAAATATTCAGACGGTATCTTACCAATAGACACCTATAAGAAAGAAGTTGATGAGATTGTATCTAGGAAACTAACTTATAAATGGGAAGAATTGAGAAAAGATATTAAGGAATTTGGGTTAAGACATAGCACACTCACAGCTCAAATGCCTTCTGAAAGCTCTAGTGTGGTATGTAATGCTACAAATGGTATAGAACCACCTAGAGATTATATTTCAGTTAAGAAAAGTAAGAAAGGCACTTTAAAACAAGTTGTACCTGATTACAAAAGATTAAAAAATAATTATACATTATTATGGGATATGAAATCTAATGAAGGATATATAAACATAGTAGCAGTAATGCAAAAATATTTTGACCAATCAATTAGTGGTAATTGGTCATATAATCCTGAAAATTATGATGATGGAGAAATACCATTATCAATAATGGCAGAAGATTTATTAACAACTTATAAATTAGGTTGGAAGACATCTTATTATCAAAACACATATGATAGTAAGAAAGATGTAGAGGAACCTGTACATCCTATCGGTTGGAAAGATGATGTACCAGAAACAAAGACTATAATGGAGAAAAAAGACGAAGAAGAATGTGAGACCTGCGTAATTTAAAGGAACTTTATGGCATTTTTATGTGCAAATATACCACACACGGAAGTACTAGTTAAGAAACAGTATCTTTATGATTTAGAAAAGGGACACGGTGAGTTTGAACCAGGTATTTGGTGTAGTGTTAAAAGTATTCAAGGACGAGCATTATATTTTGAAACATATCTATATGAAACAGGTGCTTTATATGATAAACTTCCTATATCAGCATTTGTGTGGAAAGAAACAAAAGAAGATTTAAAGTTAGGTGATTTACAATTATGGGATTGTTTTAGTTATGATATATCAGTTATTGAAAAACAAGTGATAAGTGGCAATAGATGTAAGTATCTAACACCAAATAAGAAATTATATGAAGGAAATTATATGTTTAGTATAGACAGTTGTAATTCAACTAACAAAGAGATTAATATAGGTTATAGTGAAACTCCAAGTCAGCATAAATCTTTTAATATAATAAAATTAGATAATGGACATTTTGCTGCTCAACCAAATAATAGAGTTTTATTTTATGATAAGTCTTTAACACCTAGCAAACCAAAAATGCCTGATTATAAAGTATCTACTAGAGAGTTTAGTGTGGACAATATAAGTAAATGGACAGCAGGTGATAGTGATAAACACCATTACGAGTTAATAGAACCAGATAAAGAACCTTCTGTTTCTGAACTTCTTGCTGAAGGATTTGTTAAAGAACAAGAAGAGAGAAGAAAAGAAGAAGAAGAACACGAAACTAAAATGATAGAGTTAGGTGAAATGATGGTAAGATGGCCAAATTATACACTTGAAGAATTAAAAAAAGAACAAGCATTAGCTGAGGCAGCAAACAGATTTAAAAAAAATGACTAAAAGCGTTTTTAATATAGATAAAAAATTAGATTATACTAAACAACCTATGTTTTTTGGTAAAGATTTACAGTTACAAAGATATGATACTATGAAGTATCCTATTTTTAATAAACTATTTCAACAACAATTAGGATACTTCTGGAGACCAGAAGAAGTATCTTTACAAAAAGACATTGCAGATTATAAAGAACTACCTGATCCTTTAAAGTTTATATTTACATCTAATATAAAATATCAAACAATGATGGATAGTGTGCAAGGTAGAGGACCAGCATTAGCATTTTTACCTTTTGTTTCAATACCTGAATTAGAAAGTTGTGTTATTGCCTGGGACTTTTTTGAAAACATACACTCACACTCTTATACATATATTATAAAAAATTTGTATTCTAATCCTAGTGAGGTTTTTGATACAATAGTTACAGATGAAAAGATTGAAAAAAGAGCATTTAGTATTACACAAACGTATGATGATATGATTAATTTAGGTTATAAATGGCAATTGAAACACGATAGTGTTGATATGTATGAATTGAAAAGAAAATTATTTTTAACATTAATGACTGTTAATATATTAGAAGGATTAAGATTTTATGTTTCTTTTGCTTGTTCGTTTGCATTTGGAGAATTAAAGTTGTTAGAAGGTTCTGCTAAAATACTTTCTTTAATTGCAAGGGATGAAACTTTGCATTTATCAATAACACAAAGAATACTTAATAACTATCGTGATAATGAAAATGATAAAATTATGAATAAAGTTATGAAAGATACAGAAAAAGAAGTTTATACAATGTATGAAAATGCAGTTGGACAAGAGAAACGTTGGGCAACTTATTTATTTTCAAAAGGTTCTATGATAGGATTGTCAGAAAAACTATTACATCAATTTGTAGAGTATATGGCAAATAGACGTATGAGAGCAATAGGATTAGAACCAAGATATGACCAAAAAGTAAATCCATTACCTTGGGTAGACCATTGGTTAAATAGTAGGTCATTACAAAATGCACCACAAGAAACAGAAATTGAAAGTTATGTTATAGGTGGAATTAAACAAGATGTACAGAAGGATCAGTTTAAAAAATTTAAATTATAAAAAGGAGAAAAAATGATTTGGTTATTAATTTTTATTGTAATTGCAGGATATTTATTAGCAGAACATAAGAACATTATAATGTATTTAAAGGATAAAATTAAATGAAGTGTGATAAGATTTTAATAGTTGGAGGAGGCTCCGCTGGGTGGATGACTGCTTCAACTTTAATTAGAGCTTTTCCTGATAAAGATATAACTGTATTAGAATCACCTAAAATTCCAACAATATCAGTTGGTGAAAGTACAATCTCAAAAGTTAAACAATGGACAAAATTTCTCGGAATAGAGGATAAAGAATTTTTAAAACATACCGACGGTACTATTAAATTTAGTATTAAGTTTACAGACTTTAATGGAAAAGACGAGGCGGCATTTCATTATCCTTTTGGTGCAGTTGTAACAGAAGGAACTAAATTAAGGTATAATGATTGGTGGATAAAAAAGGCATATAATCCAGAACTACCGGTTTCAGATTATGCTGATTGTTTTTCTCCTGTTATGGCATTAATTAATCAAAGTAAGGGTGCTAAAAACTTCCGTGGTTTTGATAATGATAAAGATTCTGCTTATCAGTTTGACGCAATTAAATTTGGTATATGGTTGAGGGATCATTATTGTATCCCTAGAGGTGTCAAACATATTCAAGAAGATATAAGTACCGTAGAACAAGATGAAGAAGGTATAGTTTCTTTGAACGGCAAACATAAAGCAGATTTATATGTTGATTGTACAGGTTTTAAATCAATGCTTTTAGGAGGTGCATTAAAAGTACCTTTTGAACCTATCCCTAAACTACCAAATAATAAAGCGTGGGTAACCAAGATTCCTTATATAGATAAAATTAAAGAGATGAAATCTTATACTAATTGTACAGCAATAGAGAATGGTTGGGTATGGAATATACCATTATGGAGTAGAGTTGGAACTGGCTATGTTTATTCAGATAAATTTGTTTCTGACAAGGACGCATTAAAAGAATTTAAAAGTCATTTAAAGAAAAATGGTGCTAATGTAGAAAAATTAGAATTTAGAAATCTTAAAATGAGGTGTGGTATACACGAAAGATTATTTGTAAAAAATGTTGTTGCTATAGGTTTAGCTAATGGATTTGTTGAACCATTAGAAAGTAATGGTTTGTTTTCAGTACACGAATTTTTAATAGAACTTGTAAGAAATTTAAGAAGAGGTGAAATTACACAATGGGACAAAGACAACTTTACGTTTGCCTGTAAATCTATCTATTATGGGTTTGTTGAATTTGTTGGTTTGCATTATGCTTTATCAACAAGAAATGATACACCATATTGGAAAGCAAATAACAGTAGAGATTGGGAAGAAAGTTTATATAATCTGAAACCTAAAGCATTCCTTGGATATTTACAAGCTGCTTTACAAAGAAACAAATATTGGGAGTTTCCTATTGATTCTCCTGAAAGTGCTGGTAATAGCGGATTACATTTTATAGCGGCTGGTTTCAATTGGGCACCAGATGATTTACCTAATCTAATATATCATACACATAAGAATAAGGAAGAAATAAAAGAAATAATGGAACCGTATTTTAAGAAATTAGATGTACGTAAAGAAATGTGGAATAAAGAAGTTGAAAAGTATCAAAGTTACCACGACTTTATACTAGAAAATTATTATAAGTAATATTATGAATCCAAATGAATTAACTAAACGATTTAAAATTAGTTGTGAGAATTGTAAAACTAAATTCACAATTAAATATGATGAAGATAATACAGATATGAAACCAATGTCTTGTCCATTTTGCAGTTTTGAATTTGATGATGAAGACGCAGATGAAACGGTTGAATTAAATGACAATGAAGGGAATGAAGATGAAACAAGTTGGGATTGATTATAGTTTAACAAGTCCTGCCATATGTATAACAGACGACAAATTTATATTTGAACGTAGTCGTTTTTATTTTCTAACTAATAAGAAGAAACATTTAGGTATATTTGGCAATATAACTGGTTCGGAACATCAACCGTGGACAGACCCTATCCAAAGATTTGCTCAAATTTCTGATTGGGTTTTAAAAGTTCTACGTTTATATCAACCTGGTGGGATTACAATATCAATTGAAAACTATTCATATGGTTCTAAAGGTAGAGCAGTATTTCAAATAGCAGAAAATTGTGGTATACTTAAATATAGATTATTAGAACAAAAATGGAATTATAGTGTTGTTGTACCAAGTGTTGTTAAGAAATTTGCTACAGGTAAGGGTAATGCAGATAAAGAAATGATGTATGAACAATTTTGTAAAGATACAAAAACAGATTTAAAGAAATTATTAGACACAGCAAAAGCAGGCAATCCTGTATCAGATATAGTTGATAGTTGGTATATAGCAAAGGCAAATTATGGACGACTTTAAATTATTAAAAGCAAAGAAAAGAGTTACTTGTACAGATGAACCTTTAGTAGGTGTAACTCCAAAAGTATTAAAAGTACCATTAGAAAATTTAATGTTAACTACTGATAATGATTGGATGATGAAAAGATATCCTAATTTTAAGAAAAGTATAGAGAGTTTAGGTATGATGTATCCAATCATATATACTAATATGAAGTATTATTGGTTAGTAGAAAAAAGATGGCCGAAGGATGCATATTCAGGAATTCCTATACCTGGTATTGCAGTACATACAGGCAACAAAAGAGTGTATTGGGCAAAAGAAAATGGATATACACATATTGAAGGATATTATGTTGAAAGTAAAGATGAACAAGCAGCAATAATTAGACGAACATTTATGGCACCTGAAAGAGGTAATTATGGAAAATAGACCAACAGCTGATATGTCTAATATCAATCGTGATACACGACTAGAAAGCTTGCCACAAGCTACACTAGATACTTTTGCTAAGAATAGTATGATGGTGTATAATTGGGCAATGCCAGTTGAAGATTGTAAAATGATTATTCAGAAGTTTGAACAGGTACTCCGCCACGATATATCCTTGATGGATGTAGTTGATACTGAAAATAAAAAATTAATTGAAATTAATATAGACAAATATGGTGATTTTTGGAAAGAACCTAGAGAAAAATTTATGGGAATGATGGAAGAGTATGTGGATAGATTTAAGCAAAATTTGAATATAGAAACATCCGATTTTCCACTAGTAATTGATAGAGAAAACATAAAAATAAAAAAATATTTACCTAATGACAAAGATGAAATTTTTAAAGTTGATTCAGAAAAAAGATTTGTAGCTTTTATTTTATATCTTAATGATGTTGAAGAAGGTGGTGAAACACATCTACCAAAACAGGAAATAATGATTTCACCAAGAGCAGGAAGAATGTTAATGTTTCCTCCTTTTTGGACTCACCCACACGCTGAATTAAAACCAGTTAAAGAACCAAAATATATTATGATGTCTTATTTGCATTGTAGAGATACGACTGAAAAAGGGAATGGGAAAAAATAATGTATCAACCATTACCAGAAGGATTAATAATTAAAAAATCTTCTATACAAGGTCAAGGATTATTTACAACAAAGTTTATTGATAAGAATGTAAACTTAGGATTAAGTCATATTGTTGTTAATGATGAAATTATAAGAACTCCATTAGGTGGTCATATTAATCATAATGATGAGGCAAATTGTATAAAGGTGAGAGGTGTATTAGGTTTAGAAGCATTAGACAAGAATAAGTATTTTTTATTTACAACACGACCTATAAAAGCGTGGGAAGAAATAACACTTAAATATACTTTTTATAAGGTGAAAAAATGAGCAAATTAACTGTTATATTACCAGCGGCAGGAAAGGGTACTAGATTAAATCTACCATATCCAAAAGAAATATTACGATTAGATAATGATAATGCTTTAATTGATAATTGTTTTAATTTTTTTAGAGATTATGGAAGAAAAGATATTGAATTTATAGTTATTATTAATGAAAACAAACCAGAACTATTAACTTATTTAGCAAAATATAAAAATAAATTTAACATATCATTTATCTATCAGGATCCAAATGAGAAAGAATATACAGGTGCAATTAAAAGTGCTAGACCTTTATTTGGAGAACATAATATAGTTTTATTGCCTGATACATTAATGACATTGCAACCAAATCAAGATTTATATACTTTAATTATGTCAGCATTACAAGAAACAGGATTCACATTTTTATATAAAGAAGAAATTGATGAGGATGATTTAATATTAAAAACTAAAGGTGCATTAAATATAAATGCTGAAGGTTTAGTTTTAGATTATTGCGATAAACCTAAAGATAATAAATTAGGTTTATACAATGCGTTTTGGTGTGCGTTTGGATTTAGAAGACGAGTATTTGATAGTTGTATGAATTTTATGGAAAAATCTACATTAAAACAAAAAGTAAATGTTAAAGATATAAAAACAACACCTATCTATGGTAGTAAAGCAATTAAAGTAAAAGACTATGTTGATTTAGGAACTTGGAGTGAAATAAGGAGATTATTGATAAATTATGAAAAAGATAATAACTGACTGTGATGGCGTCCTTTTAGATTGGTGTTTTGCTTTTGACATTTGGATGAGTGAACAAGGATATACTAGAATGCCTGAAACGGATCATTACTTTAGTCAATCAAAACGATATAACATACCTGAAAAAGAAGCATTAGAACAAGTCAATTTATTTAATCAAACAGGAGTTTTAGGATTTGTACCAGCATATAAAGATAGTGTTGAGTATGTAACTAGATTAGCAAGAGAAGGTTATAGATTTGATGTTATTACTATGATTGGACCTGACAAGTATGCTCATAAGTTAAGAAAAACTAATTTACGATATCTATTTGGTGATGTATTTGATGAAATATATTGTGCAGGAGATTTTAAACAACCTAAAAAAGAAATTTTAGAAGAACGATATAAAGGAACAAATTATGTTTGGATTGAGGATAGAGTTGATTATGCAATGCAAGGTGATGAAGTCGGTTTAAATACATTTATGATGGATCATCCTTATAATAGAGAATATAAAGGACAACGAGTGAAGAATTGGAAAGAATTATATGACACCACATTTAGAAGCTAAAATTGGTGATTATGCTGATATAGTATTATTACCTGGTGATCCGTTAAGAGCAAAATGGATTGCAGAAACATATTTAGATGATGTAAGACAAGTTAATAGTGTGAGAAATATGTTAGGTTTTACAGGAACATATAAAGGTAAAGCTATATCAGTACAAGGTGGTGGTATGGGTATGCCTTCAAACGCAATTTACATACACGAACTTTATAATACGTATAATGTAAAAACTATTATAAGAGTGGGTAGTTGTGGTGGTATTCATAAAAATTTAAATGTAGGTGATGTAGTTGTAGCTACAAGAGCAATTACAGACAACGCAATGATGAATGTATCTGTCGGTGAAGGATCAACTGACTTGTTAAATGCTTATATGAAAGTGGCACCTAAAAATACTATGCAAGGATATATTAAGTCTAGTGATTGGTTTTATAATCCAAATAAAGATTGGTGGAAAGATGAAAAAATTGCATTAGCAGTTGAAATGGAAACACATATATTATATACTTTAGCAAATAAATTTAATAAGAAAGCATTATCAGTATGTACAGTTGCAGACCATTTTGAAAAACCTGAAGATATGACTTCTAAAGAAAGAGAAACTAGTTTTAAAGCAATGATAGAAAGTATATTACAAATATGTTAGTTTTTGTAACACCTAAAAGAACTGCCAGAGTGCCTTATTCTTATAGAACAAGAGCAAATATAGTAGCGGAGAATATGTTGGATAGTAAAGTCACAGATGATATTAAAACTTTACAAAAAAGTGATGTTGCAGTATTAGGTAAAAGACATACTAGAGAGGATGCTGAACATTGTATAAAACACGATATTAAATATATTGTTGATGTTGCAGATGATAAGTTTATGATGCTTAAACATTGGTATTATACAATACCAAAAGCAACAGTAGTTACTACAACTTGCGATAATTTAAGAACAATTATATTAGATGAAGTTGGTAAAGATTCTGTTATTATACCTGACCCTACTGAAAGAAAAAGAGGTGTGCCAAAGTTTGCAGTAAAAGAAAGTATGAAAGCATTTTATTATGGTGCAGAAGGTAATTATAGAAAAATAGATTGGCTTAAAGTTAAATCAACTTTAAATTCTTTAAAAAAAACTAAAGTTGATATTATGACAAATAAACCAAAAGACCCACCTAAAGCATACAAATATTTAAATAAATATGGACAATTTTGGTTAAAACCAGAAGAAAAAAAAGAATTAGAAGAAGAAGGTCTTAAAGAATATCATAGTTTAATAGATTGGAACTTTGATAAACAAGAGCAGTTAGTTAATGAATCAGATTTTGTTTTATTACCAGTTACTTCTGATAGAGAATCAAGATGTAAAGGAAATAATAGACCTATTGACGCATTACAACAAGGTAGAATAGTATTAACAAATCCAGGTATAAAAAGTTATGAAGATTTAAAAAATTACTTATACATAGGTGATTTTCATACAACATATAGCCTAATGCTTGAAAATCCTGAACAAGTGTTATACAAAATTAAAAATGCTCAAATGCATATAGATAAACATTATACACCAAAAGCGATAGCAAATAAGTGGAAACTAGTATATGACAGACTACATAAATAGAGATAAGGAGTGATTATGAAATATCCATTAGCTAGTGATACTTGGGATCATAAAGAGTTACACGCAATACAAGAAGTCATAAAAAGTGGACGATATACAATGGGTCCATACGTCAAGAAATTTGAGCAAGAGTTTGCCAAATATTTTAGATGTAATGAAGCAGTTATGGTTAATAGTGGTTCAACTGCCAATCTATTAATGATAGCATTGTTAAAATTAAAATATGAAAAAGGTGGTAATATAATTGTACCTGCTGTTTCTTGGTCAACAACTTTCTTTCCATTACAACAATACGGTTTCAAATTAAATTTTGTAGATGTAGATAGAGAAACTTTAAATATAGACCCTAATAAAGTTAGAGAAGCAATTAATGACGATACTTGCGCTATATTTGCAGTTAATCTTTTAGGTAACTCCTGTGACCATTATTCATTAATGCATATTGCTAGAGAACACAAACTTATGGTAATAGAGGACAATTGTGAGAGTTTAGGTGCTCAGACATATAACTTTGAATATTGTGGAACGTTTGCTGATTTAGGTAGTTTTTCTTTTTTCTTTTCACATCACTTACAAACAATGGAAGGTGGTATGATTGCCTGTAGAAATAAAGATGACGCAGATTATTTAAGGTCATTAAGAGCACACGGTTGGTGTAGAGATTTACCAGACGATAATAAAATTTATAAGAAGACTGGAGATAAGTTTAAAGATAGTTTTACGTTTGTAACTCCAGGTTATAGTGTAAGACCATTAGAAATGAGTGGTGCAATAGGTAGTGTGCAACTTAAAAAAGAAATGGAAATGAGAACTCAAAGAATTCGTAATGCTAAATATTTTCAACATAAATTTAAAGATAATAAAGATATTTTATTACAGAAAGAAATAGGAACGTCTAGTTGGTTTGGATTCTCACTAGTATTACAAAACAATTTAAAAGGTAAACGTGATGAAGTTGTTAAGAAACTTACAGAAAATGGAGTAGAGTGTAGACCTATTGTTGCAGGTAATTTTATGAACAATCCTGTAATAGATTATCTTGACTATTATAATAATAGTTGTCCCAATGCAGATTATATCCATAACAATGGTTTGTTTATAGGAAATGATATAAGAGATTTAAAAGAAAACATTGATATGGTATACAATATAATAAAGGAGATAAAGTGAAATGTTTGAAGAGATAACTGAAGAGTGGGATAAATTTTTTAAACAACACCCAACTGGTGGACCTTGGGATTATGAAATGGGTTTTAAAAAGTTACAAGATGACCACGTTGTTGATTTTATAAAGTATTATAATTTTGAAAAAAATCTAAAGGTTTTAGATTGTGGATGTGCAGATGGTAGAAATTCTGAATATCTTATAAATGAGGGGTTTGAGGTAACAGGTGTAGATTTTTCACAAACGGTGATAGAAAGAACTCAAAAGCGGTTACCCAAAGGAAAATTTCTTACTGGAGATGTAAGAAAATTAGATAAGATTGAAGAAAATAGTTTTGATTTTCTTATTGACGCTGGTGCTTTACACGTAAATTATCCACAAGATACTATATCAATTATAAAAGAGTATCATAGAATATTAAAACCTTCAGGAAAAATGTTTATTAGAGTTTTCAATAAGGAGGACGATACACCTAATCCTATTTTTACTGTAAATAAAGACTTAACTATGCCTGTATTTGGATATAGTGAGTTTGAATTTAGTAATCACATTAAAAATTATTTTAATGTTAAACATAAAATATATGATTCTCTTTATGGTTCTCACGGTCAAGGATGTAATTATTATTATTTGGAAAGGAAAAGTAAATGAAAAGAGCATTAATAACAGGTATAACTGGACAAGACGGCGCCTATCTTGCTAAATTATTATTAGAAAAAGGTTATAAAGTATTTGGTGGACAAAGACGAAGTACATCACCAAAACATTGGCGATTAGATGAAATGGGTATTACAGATAAGATTGAGTTTGTTGAACTTGATGTAATAGACCAAGCGAATATACGTAGAGCAATAGAAGAAACTAAACCTGACGAAGTGTATAATTTAGCTGCTCAATCATTTGTATGGCTATCATTTAAACAACCAGAACTTGCTACGTTAGTAGACGCTATGGGTTGTTTAAGAATACTAGAAAGTATAAGACAGGTTAATCCTAAAATAAAATTCTATCAAGCAAGTACAAGTGAAATGTTTGGTAAAGTATTTGAAACTCCACAAAAAGAAACAACAAAATTTTGGCCTAGAAGTCCATACGGTGTTGCGAAACTATTTGCTCATCACATAACAATTAACTATAGAGAAGCATATGGTATGTTTGCTTGTTGTGGTTTATTATTCAATCACGAAAGTGCCCATAGAGGTGAGGACTTTGTAACTAGAAAGATATCAAAAGGTTTAGCAAAATGGATGAAAGATAGTACTCCTATTGTATTAGGAAATTTAACAGCAAAAAGAGATTGGGGACACGCTGAGGATTTTGTTAGAGGTATGTGGCAAATGCTACAACACGATAAACCAGATGACTATGTATTAGCAACTGGTGAAATTCATAATGTAAAACAATTTTGTGATATGGCATTAGATTATAAAGAAATAAAACATTATTGGAAAGATAATGAGTGTTTTACAGATGGTAATTTATTAATCATTACTACTGATAAGAAACATTTAAGACCCGCTGAGGTAGATGTATTACAAGGGGATGCTACGAAAGCAAGAGAAGTACTTGGTTGGGAACATAAACATAATGTACAAAGTTTAATGAAAGAAATGGTAGACGCAGATTTAGAACGAGAAGGATTAGATAGTTCAACAGTTGTATCTGAAATGAGTATATTTGATTCACCGGAGAAATGTATATAATGGAACCTCAAGTACCATCTACCGGAACTATGTTTTGTGCAACATTTAATAAAAGATTATATGATGAGTATGCTCATCAATTAATTGACACATACGTGGCAACAAAACAAGTAGTACCTTTGTATGTTTTTGTTGAAGATAATCCAAAACTATATCCTCCAAGACGTAATGTATATTATAAGAATTTATTTGATTATGAACCAGATTTAAAAGATTTTGTTCAAAGAAATAAACATAGAACAGCAAATAATTTTTATGAAGAAGCGATAAGATTTAGTTATAAAGTATTTGCTCAATCAGCAGCAAGAAATTGGGCAACTAAAATATATTATGTAGATAGTGATTGTAAGTTTATGGGCACAATACCTTCTACTTGGTATCAGAACTGTTTACCAAATATGACATTTATGTCATTTTATAATAGACCACAACAATATACAGAAACAGGTTTTGTTGCATTTAATTCAAACAGTTTAATAACTACTGAATTTTTTGAAGAATATAAAAACTGGTATATAACAGATAAAGTATATTCAATACAGAAATTAGGAAAGAATTTTTGGACAGATTGCCATACATTGGACGCTACTAGGCAAATGTTTAAAGATGATCCCAGGTATAGTGAAAAACCACTAGGGGATGGTAGAAATGGACATATAATGGCAAGAGATACGTTTCTTAATCCATATATAGACCATAGAAAAGGTAAAAGAAAACAACAAGCAAATAGTCCAGAATGGAGAAAACACACAAATGAACCAAAATGATGACCAAGCAAGAGCAGAAGCCGCTAGTTATGAAAATGAATCTTCAATACAAAGAACGGTTACAATACCTTTAGAAGAATATGATAAGTTAAAGGAACAAAAACACCATATTACGGATCCTGATATGATTGCGATTATAGATAAAATTGGAGAATTAATAAGAGCATTGCGTAAAAATATAAGAATGCCATTATAATGATCCGAGTGTTTATAGGATACGATAGTAAAGAGAAGATAGCATTTAATGTGCTATCATATAGTATATTAAAACATAGTACAAGACCTGTATCTATTACACCAATATATTTGCCTAATATAAAAGACAACTTTACTAGAGAACGTAGTAATATAGAATCAACTGAATTTAGTTTTAGTAGATTTATAGTACCACACCTTATGAATTATAAGGGTTGGGCATTGTTTATGGATTGTGACCAGTTAATGCTTACAGATGTTGCTGAACTATGGAGATTGCGTGATGAGAAGTATGCCGTACAAGTATGTAAGCACGATTATGTACCAAGAAATCAAAAGAAGTTTTTAGGTCAAACACAAACAAAATATGAAAAGAAAAATTGGTCAAGTTTTATGTTAATGAATTGTGATAAGTGTACAGCACTAACACCTGATTATGTTAATAGTGCAACAGGATTACAATTACATCAATTTAAATGGTTAGAAAATGATAAGATGATTGGTGAACTACCTTTAGAGTGGAATTGGTTAAGTGGAGAATATGAAAAGAAAGATGATGTTAAAAATGTACATTTTACAGAAGGTGGACCTTGGTTTGTAGATTATTTACATTGTGATTATGCAGATGAATGGCAAAAATTAAAAGAAGAAACAACAGAAACAAATATGATAAAATGACAGATAAAATAGATATACTTAAATATGGTGATTTAGATTTACCGGTAAAGGATTGCAAAGTTTTATTTACCAACAAACAAGGAAAACAATACGAGGTTGAACTAACACGTTTGATACAAGTATTTAATAATAATATATGGAACAACAAGAAGAGTGTAAAATGATTAGAGAAATACTAGAAGAGATTAAAAAAGTAAGGGACGATTTAGTACATACTAATAATCCACATTTTCAATCTTTACAAAACATTATTCTTAAATGGGAAACTAAACTTGCAACAGAAGAAATAGATGATAGATAAATCAATTGAGATAGTTATTGTTCCAAACTTTGGTGATGTAAATGCTCACCAAGACAATGTAGGAATTATATTAGAAGAAGAAAAAATTTTAAAAATCTTATCTAAACGTTATAAAAATGTTTCAATTACAACAATTACTTCTAAAGAAGATTTAGAGCAACTAGCAATAAGAAAACCTGATTTAGTATTCTCTGGTGTTAAATATTTTAATTTTGATAACAGAAATATATGGCTTAATGATTATCTGGAAATGTATGACATTCCTTATATTGCTTCTAGTAGAGAGGCACTAGACAACGAGAGTAATAAAAGTAGAGCTAAAAAAATTATGCAAAGAGCTAAAATTAAAACAGCAGATTTTTTCATAACTATACCAGGGAAACATAAAACTGAATTATCAATTCCTATTAAGTTTCCTCTTTTTATAAAACCAGTAATAGGTGGTGATAGTAGAGGCATTGATAAGAATTCCATCGTGTATGATTTTGAAAGTTTTAAAGCAAAAGTTTTAGATATTAAACTAAAACATAATTTATCTTCTCTAGTAGAAACATATTTGCCTGGAAAAGAATACAGCGTAGGTATTTTTAAAAATAACACTAATGGAAGTGTAAGAGCTATGCCAGTAGAAATTATTGTAAAGGAGAATGTAAATGGACATCATATTCTTGATTTTGACATTAAAAAAAATGATGAAGAAGAAGTAATTCCAGTAACCGATATTAAAATTTTTAACAAACTTTCTAAATTAGCAAAAGGTTCTTTTAAAGCATTGGGTGGTAAGTCTTTAGGAAGAATAGATATTAAAATGAACAATCGTGGTGTTCCGCATTTTATTGAAGCTAACCTTATGCCTGGACTCCGAAAAGGATATATGTATAGAGGTTGTTTATTCAATTTAAAGATGAACTATGATGATATGATTTTGTTTATAGCTAAAAACGGATTAGCTTCTAAAGTTATTAAAAAATTAAAGGAGTTGGAACCAATAGGTATACTCAAACGTGGCAGGACTTCCTGGGCGATGGACGTCAATTTCCGATTTCCAAGAGGAGAGTCGCAACAGAAGAAATAGATGATGATACAAGGACTACTGACAAGACCAGCGACAGATGATATTGTAAGACATTTTGTTAAAAGTGCAGAAGGTACATTACATAATGTTAAAGATGTTGATTTGAATAAACCTATTACTTGTTTTGGAATATTAAGAGGCACAGGCGAACTTTTGAAACAAAGTAAAGAGTTTTATTATTTTGACCACGCTTACTTATATGGTAATAGACATAAACCATCAAAGGTAACTGGTGAGAGAATATATAGATTAACAAAAAATCATTATCATATTCAAACTATACAAGAACTAACAGATGAAGATAATGAAAGAATTAAAAAGTATATAAAGTATATAAAATTAAAACCTTGGAAAGAGGCTAAAGAAGGCGGTTATATATTAATTATAGCACCTTCTAATTTTCAAATAGACTATCATAATATAGGTAGTTGGGTTGATGATACTATAAAGACTTTAAAACAACATACAGATAGACCTATTAAAATAAGAGATAAAAAAAGTATGAAACCATTAAGAGAAGAAGTACAAGGTGCATATGCTATAGTATCTCATAATTCAGCAGTTGTAGTTGACGCTGTTATGAATGGAATACCTGTATTTTGTGATAAAATGAATATGGGTGTACCAATAGGGTTAACCGATTTTAGTAAAATAGAACAACCCATAAGACCTGCTAGATTAAACTGGATATATAGTTTACTAGCAAATCAATTTACTATGACAGAAATAAAAAATGGAACTGCTTGGAGAAAAGTACAATGAGATTAGATAACGAAGTAAAATTAGATTACAAAGACGTATTATTAAAACCTAAAAGGTCAACATTATCATCAAGACGTGATGTAGAAATGACACGTAAGTTTACATTTAGAAATTCTGGTCATACGTATGAGTGTTGTCCAATAATAGCATCCAATATGGATGGAGTAGGAACATTTAGTATGGCGAAAGTTATACAAGAGTATAAAATGATGACTACTATTACAAAGACAGCAACAATAGAACAATGGAGAAAAGCAGTAGGTGATGGTATTAAATTAAAGTATATATCAGTATGTACAGGTACAGGTAAGCTATGGCAAGATAACGCTGAAGATTATGCTACAATGAAAGAAGTGTTGAAGAGTTATCCAGACATTAAGTTTATTACTGTAGATGTAGCAAATGGATATCACACAAATTTTTCAGATTTTGTAAGTTGCGTTAGGGATGATTATCCAGATAAAACTATTATTGCAGGTAATGTGGTGACAGCAGAAATGACAGAAGAATTAATTATACAAGGTGCAGACGTAGTTAAAGTAGGTATTGGACCAGGTAGTGTATGTACAACAAGAACAATGGCAGGTGTAGGGGTACCTCAATTTAGTGCAGTAATGGAGTGTGCTGACGCTGCTAATGGTGTTGGTGGTCATATAGTTGCAGATGGTGGTTGTAATATGCCAGGAGATATTGCGAAAGCATTTGGTGCTGGTGCTCATTTTGTTATGTTGGGTGGTATGTTAGCAGGACATAATGAAAGTGAAGTAGAAAGTAAAAATGGTAAAAGAGAATTTTATGGAATGTCTTCTGATAGAGCAAGAGAAATACACGGAAAAAGAAAAGATGGTTATAGAGGTAATGAAGGACGAGCAGTAACATTACCAGATAGAGGACCAGTTAAAGAAACAATAGAAGATATATTAGGTGGTGTTAGGTCAAGTTGTACTTATATTGGTGCAAGACGATTAAAAGATATTCCTAAATGTGCTAGTTTTGTTAGATGTCACCAACCATTGAATACAGTATTTGAAACATATGATAATAACTCATAATATACCCTGGGATAAATGTTTAAGTAAACAG